GAACCTAAATATCATGATGATGGCCAACGGCGGCAACTGGAACGGTACAACGCTGTCGGGGTACAGCGGCCTCACCGATAACCTCAATCATTCGTACTGCTCACAGTACGCGAACAAAGGCGACAACGTAAGCGTCGCGGGCCTCGGCGTACCGGGCTTCTATATCTTCGGTGACGACCTGCTCAACGCGAAGAATAATGGCGTGCCTATTCGGCACCCTGGCTTAATCGTGTCGCCCATTTCGGGCGTTGCGAGCGGGAGCGCAGGCGTGAATCTCTCGCCGCTAACGACCAACAGCGTAGGTTCGTGCGCTGGCGGAGCCACGACGCAATGCTTTCAGTTTGGTGACTTGCTACGGCTCAAGGCGAGCGTAACGTGCCCGGTCGACGCGATCGCGAACGCCGTGTGCGTCGAATGGAAAACCTACGGCGCGTATATCGGGGAGCTCGGTGCACAGCCGGGTATCCACTACGGCCTCGACATAAACGGCACCGACGATACGGATTCCGCGCTGCTCACGTGGCAGCACGGCCTCACGGCGACGGGAAGCTGGGACATAATCACGCGCGGGACCGTTCATTGCTAATCGCGCAATAGCGCAGGGAGACCCACATTGCTCGGAACCTTCGAAGCCCAGAACCACGTAGACGCCAACGGGAACCCCAGCGGGGGATCTGCGCACAGCATCGGCGTCATCATCGAATGGCAGGACGGCCCGCTGGGGTCCGGTGCGGATCGCAAAGAGCCGAACGGCGCATTCGTCGAGACCGTCATTGCGATCGTGAAGCAGCGGATCGAGTTCTACCAGTCCGCGAAGAATGGCGAGTTCGCTTGCCCTGAAAACGCCGGCGCGATCAGCGGCCTCAACATCGCTCTAGAGTTCCTCGACCAGCGCACGGGACGCCGTCAAAAAGCCGGCATCGAAGGGACGCACACGCCGGATGTGATCAAGCCGAGCGGTTCACCGCTGACGACGATCTGCGACGCGCTGCGGAGCATGACGCTCTCGGAATCCGAGGCAAACGACCTGATCGCCACCATCAACGGCCGCACGCGATAGCCGATGGCCGACATCGACGGCGTCATCCAAAGCATTGCCGACAAGAAGATGCTCATACGCAAGATCGACGAGATGGGGCCGAACGACTACGCGGTCCTCGTGCGCTTCATTCACGCCGACCAAGAAGCCAAAACCGGATATCCATCGGTTACGCGCACGTGCTTCGGGCACGTCGCACGCGGTCTGCTGACCGAAGCCGGCGATTTACTGTATTCCAACGACGATTAGCAAGGGGTTTTACACGCAGCATGGGTGACGCTTTAGACTCAGCCAAGAGCATCGTTCGCGACGCCAGCGAGGCACCGGCTCCGATAATAGACTCGGATCGTCCGATGGAGTCGTTCGTCGATCAGTACGCAACGCCGCCGGACACCCATCCCGCGACGCGCGTGCTCATCGGTGACACGCAGATCATGTGCATCGGCCATTCCGCGAACAAAGCCGCGTGCGTCGCTATCAGCGCAGCCATCCAGACCACTGCAGCGATCGGGAAAGAACTCGAATGCGTGACCGAGGTCACTCTCGACGACTCCGATCGCAGTCAGCCAATCTACACCATCGGGTTCGTGCCCGGGCCGGTTGGCGCGCGGCTCACTGCGGGCTTTCTGCGGTCGATCGCCGGCATCGCACAGAAAGCGCCTGGATCGGTGACCGTGCATGATGGTCGCCACGAAGGATAATCTCGACCAGATTGCCGCGCTCGCCACGCGTGAGCGGTCAGCCGGAAACGATCAGTTTGAGGTCCTCGTAGAACCGCGCAAGCAAGTCGCGCTCTACCTTCGATTGTGGGATGGCGTTGTCGCCCGCGTCGTCGGACGCGCCTACTACGAAGAACCGCTCGAGTATGAACGCAACGTCGATCTGGTCGAGCCGCGCTACGTCGCCTATGTGCGTGTCCGCGTGAGCACGACGGACGTGATTGAGGCTGCACGCCGTGCCGCACTGCGCGGCGACCACTTACGTGCCGCACCGCTGCGCGTGAACCGGGTAGCAGCACCGAGAAATCCACCAACCGTGAGGTAATTCGCTTGCAGGTCGTCCTGGATCATCTCCCGGCGCAAGACGACTACTTCAACGCGACGGAAGACCAGGTAGCCTTCGTCGGCGGTATCGGTACAGGCAAGACGCATGTAGCCTGCGACGATATTCTTCGGACCGCAGCCACCTATCCGAAGTGCGGCGGCTCTGAGCCAGGTATCGCGATCTTCTCGAACACCTACCCGCAGTTGATCGCCGGCACGATGCGCACGTTCTTCGAGCGATGCGACCACTGGGGCATCCGGTACCTCAATCGTATCCGGACGCTGCACAAGGTCTATCTCGTCGATTTCGACTGCTGGATCGGTGTTTGGTCTGTCGATGAGCCGGAAAACTTTCGATCGCTCGAGTTCTGCCATGTGTGGATCGACGAAGCGAAGGAGTGGTCGAAGGACGCGTATGACGTCGTCGTTGGCCGTCTCCGCGGTACCGCAACGCAGCGCAAGCTGTATCCGAGCATGCCGCTCTGCGCGCGCATTACCTCGAATCCGCCGCACACGCTCGACCACTGGCTCGTTGACCTATGCACGGTACCGGATCCAAACACTGGAAAGCCGCCGATTCGGCTGATCACCGCGGCTACGACGGACAATCCGTTTCTGCCGGCCGATTACATCAGACGCGCCCGGGCAAACTACGACCCGGAAGTCGCAGAGATCGAGCTTGGCGGGAAGTTCGGCGATATCGGCCGCGGCCGCATCTGGCGCATGTTCTCGCGTGGAAAACACGTGCTGTCGCAGGCGAAAGCCGCCGAGTTGGGCCTGCCTACGCTCGACTACGAGCGTAATCTGCCGTTGTGCCTCGGTCAAGACTTCAATATCGACCCGCTCTGTAGCGTATTGTTCCAATGGCGCCGCGTGAACGCTCCGGGCTATCAGCTCGACGTCATGTACGTGCTCGACGAGATGTATATTCGGAACTCACAGGTACACTTCGTGGCTGAGGAGTTGCGTAACCGCCCAGCCGCATACGCGACTGCGCGCCGTAACGGCATCATCCTGTACGGTGACGCAGCCGGCAATCAAGGCAATCGTCAGACTGGTCGCTCCGACTGGGACGTGATGAAAGAGTCGATGACCAACATCAACCTTGCCGGTACAGCGCGCGTGCGCGCGGCAGACCCAGATCGGAAGCTGCGCTTCAACTCTGGCAATCGGATGCTGATGGACGCGAACGGCAAGATCGGCGTCGTGATTCACGAGCGTTGCGTCAATCTTGTCCAAGATCTCGAGCGCATGTACTTCAAGCCGGGCACGGCGCTTGTGGACATCCCCAAAATCAAGGACGGCAAGCTGAAGCGGCTTTACACTCACTTAGCCGACGCCTGGTCCTATGCGATTGAGTACGATTACCCGATCCGGGATATGGGACCGGCGCCCAAACTCATCACGCAGCGATAAGGAGCGTATGGACGTAGCGTCAATAACCGCGCGAGCACGCGAGCTGTTTCCCGATGCGGCGATTAGCGTCGTGCACGTCTCGAAGCGCGACATTGCAACCGGAAAGAAGACCGAGCACGTCGCCGTCGAGGCATCGGACGTGTCGTATACGTTCACGTCGATGGCGGATGCCACGCGCGCGCTCATACTGCTGGTCGCGTTAGGCAAAGACGGCGTCGAACATACACACGTTCCAGTCGCGCCGACTCCGATCGCACAAGATGTCGTCGCTCAAGAGCCGCCCGCTGCGGAAGCGCCGCCCAGCGCGGAAGCGCTCTCGCAACCGCTGCCTCCGGCTGCGCAATCCGGCGGCCAACCAGATCGTGTGCAGGTCGCCGGACGCGCGCCCACGTTGAGCATCTAACTCGAAAGGAGCCCTGCTCGGGATGGACTTCCAAGAGTATTGCAAGGCGATCGCGAGCACGCAATCTGCGAAATGGACCGATCGGCAAAAACGACTCGACGCGTACGCGCGCATCCTGAAGCGTAAGCAGTACAGCCACCTCAAAACGCCGTTTTCGCACGAGCGTGACGGTAAAGATGGCTACTCCGGCGAGCGTGTCCTGCTCGATAACCGCCGCGCCGCGGTGCAAGAACCGCTCGCCGTCGAGTTGGTACGCGATGCCATCGGCTTGCTGTTTGGTGAAGACCATCGGCCGCTGATTCTCGCGAAGAGCGAGACCGAAGGCGTCGAAAAAGACCCGAAAACGCCGACGACGGACTGGATCGCTGCGTTCATCAAGGACTCCAAGTTTTGGATCACGATGATGGACGCGACATGGCGCGGTGCTATCGGCTCATCGGTCGTCGTATTACGCGTGCTCGGCAAGCAGAAAGCCGTCGCACAAGAAGGCGACGCGCCGCCGCAGATGGCGCCCGATGGTCCGGGACGGTTCTTCTTTGAAGTCTGGCCGGCGCAAGAGTGTTCGCCAAAGTTTTTCCGTTCGGCGCCCGACGAACTCGAATCGGTCGAGCGCGTGTATTTTCTCGGTGAGGATTCGCTGGCTGCGCAAGGCTACGATGTCGACGCGCTCAAGACCGAATGGTCGAAAAAGCGCGGAGCGGCAAAGAATGAAGGCTCGATTCTCGGTCGCGCACCCTCGTCGCAGTCGTGGGTGCTCCGCGTCGTGCTCGACACGAAGGCGGAGACCTGGTACAATCCCGTGCCGCGTCACGTTTTCGAGCGGCCCAGCTTCAAAGCGGCAAACTGGACGGTCGATTCTGATCGTACAGTAACGCACGAACTCGATGAAACGCCGGCTATGTGGATTCGTCCGCTCCCGATCGATGCGGACGATCTCTTTCCGGACGGTACGTGCCTTTTCGATCCGGTTATCGACTACCAGTTCCGTATCGACCGCACGCTGTCGCAAACCGGTCGCGCGCTCGATTATGCCGGCGACCCACAACTCGCGCGCATCCTCTCTGACGGTCCCGAAGGGGCTGCCGGTGAGTTCGGCGAGCCGCTGGCCGTCGGTGGGACCGCTTCAGATGTTCTGGATTCGCCCGCCGGCGGCGATGTCAAGTTTGTCGAGATCTCAGGCGATGGCCTGAAGGTCGCGATTGAATCGTACGTCGACGCGTTGCGCAAGATCGCACGCGAGGCCGGCGCGATGTCACGCGTTACTCCCGAGTCGAAATCGGGCGCCAGTGGCCCGCTCTCATCCGCTGCAATGAAGATGCTCAACTTTGCGCAGTTAACGCTGTGCGGAATCTTGCGTCAGACGTGTGGCGAGGAAGCGGGAACGCGCCTCATCCGTCTCGCGATGCGCATGAGCGAGAAGGTCACCGTTAAGCTCCCATCCCTCACGACCGACGCACCCCCGGATGTCGACGCCAATCTCGACTGGCAGTGGCCGGAATACTACGAATTGCACGGCCAGGAAAAGATGTTCGAAGTCCAAGCAACGGCTCTAGCCAAACAGGGCGAGTTGATCTCGCAAGAGACCGCCGTCGCCAATACTGCGCCGATGTTTGACGTCCAAAACGCCCACCGCGAAAACAGCGATATCGAAAACGACCGCGATGAAGCGCTCGCTTTCGAAGTAACAAAAGCCGGCGCGATCGCCGACGTTACGCAAAAATCCCAAGAAAACGTAGCCGTCAACTAAGGAGTGACTCCTGACGTGAAATCTCAGTGTATCCTGCCGCCATACATCCTCGCGATCTTCGATGGCGATCCGCCCGCACCACCGGCTCCGCCGGCACCCCCGGCTCCGCCTCCCGCACCGCCTGCGCCTCCGCAACCTCCGGCGCCACCCGCGCCGCAACCGCCCGCACCCCCGGCTCCGCCTGCGAAGCCGAAGTACGAGAACGTTGAAGAGGCCGAGCGTCGTATCGGCGAGCTGAACAACGAAAACGCGACACGTCGCCAAGAGAATCGCGACCTTAAAAAAGGGCTCGATTCGATGCAGCAGCGGGCCATCCGTAGCGAAGCGCGCGCGATGCTCGTCGAAGGCGGAGCGTTGCACTCCGACGTCGTCGATCTGTTCTTGTCGAAAAACGCCAAGACCATCAAGATCGATGAAGAGACCGGCGAGACGGTCGGCATGGCCGATGCGTTCACGGCGTTCAAAACGTCGCACGCGTCGCTGTTCAAAGCCGCGGCTCCGGCGCCGGATCCGGAAGCTCCGATCGACGATAAGACCGGCAAGAAGCTCGAGAAAGACGATGTCGGCTACTTCAGACTCGACGACAAAGGCAAACGAGTCGACTTCGTGCTGGACGATAAAACGAAGAAATACGTCGAGAAGAAGCCCAACACCACCGGAAACCCGTCGCCGGCCGGCGGCCCCGGCTCCTCGACGCCCGGTGTGCTTCCCGATCTGCGCAACATGACGCCGGCAGAGCGCAAAGCCGCACTGACCGACTATCGGAAGAGCCTCCGCAGATAGTTTTTAGGGCGCGCGATGCGTCCTAATGCGGTCTAACAGCCGCCCTCAGTCCCCGTTTACCTCCAGTCTCTCGGTTGCGCGGCGCGACGCCAGCGCGATCGGCCCTTTCATCGACGACGCGCGTGACGCGCTGCTTTGCGTCGGTCTTTTCCCATTCAGCTCATCAAAGCAAAGGGTTCACGCAAATGCGAAACTGCGTCGTGCTGCCTGCGTACGAGTTGGCGATCTTCGATATCGCCGATTTCCCAACGCAACTGCAGCCCATGATTCAAGCCGGCTACCTGGAAACCGAGTTCGACGAGTTTCTCGTCGGTACGAACGGTTACTGGGAAGCCGTCGACGGCGACACGTTCGCCGAAAAGGTCTTCGAAAAGAACCGCGGCGTCACCATCACGCGCACCCGTCCGGGCCTCAAGGCGCCGGTCGTGGTCGCAATCGATCCGGCCGCGGCACAAACCGGGCCGAACGACGGCATCTCGCCGTCCGACTTCTACATCGAGCAATACACGTTTGCTCCGCAGGAGTTCGGCGACGGCATCGATCTCGATCTGATCGGCACGAACTTCGGAATCGTCGATCGCTTCGAGCACGACGTCAAAGCTTCGAACAAGCAGGCAATTCAATCAGTAGATCTGCTTGCCCGCGACACCTATCTGCTCGGTTACGGAACCGGCGCGACGGTGGCGCTCGCTGCCGTATCGGGCGGGACCGTTCACGTCGATGATATCCGTGGCCTCGCCACGGTGATCACCGTAGGCCCGGGTGGCACGAACGGTCTTATTACGGCGGTCTCTGTCGGCACCCCGTTGCCGGCGGTCATCTACGTCGGCGGATCGGGGACGAACCAAAAGACGTGTAACATTACGGCCGCGGTGCCGGATGTTACCAACATCTCGAACTACGTTCCGTACGGTCTGCCTTACGGTGCGCCGGGAGCGCCGACCAACGCTCGCGCCAACGGTATCTCGGGTACCTTGACGGTCGCAAACGTCCAGTCCGGCTACGCCATTGCGCAGGGCGATATCATCGTCGCAGGCGATGCGCCGATGCAGTTGATCTCGGGCGGCGGCGTTCACTTCTCGCAGCTTCAGGGCGGCGACGGCTTAACGTCGGCGCTATTGCTCGACGCGGTCGGCAATGGTCAAAACAACGCGGTTCCGTTCGCGATGAACCGCGACAGCGAAGACGAAGGCACGTACATCGCGCATATCGCTCCGTCGATCATGCGGTCGCTGTTCAACGACGACGACTTCAAGCAGGCGAACCAAACCCTTGGCCAATCGAAGGTCTACAAGAAGGGCAAAGTCTCGCAGTACCTCGGAGTCACGTTCCTCGAAAACACCAACGCTCCGCGTATCCCGCTGAAGCTGTACGGTGGAACGGGTTACGCGTATCCCACGATCGTCACCGGCCAAGGTGCGTTGATCGATACGTGGTACGAGGGCCTCGAAGACTGGGTCAACAACGGCCTGAACCCCGGCTACGTAGTCTTGGATCGCGGTATCGCGCAAATCCTGATGCCTGCGTACGCCGATCGCCACGGCCGTCGCGTGAAAATCGACTGGCTGACCATCCGCGATATGGTCTGCCCGACCGACGTCACGCGTGCGTCGTCCGTCCTCACAGGTACCGGTGCTCGTCGCGCTCGCGCTACGGTCATCTGGACCTGGTCGGCGACCTAAGGTCAAGCGTAGGTTCAATCGATCCAAAGGGGGCGCAGCAATGCGTCCCCTTCTCATAGGGAGACTCGACCAACGATGACCGAGGAAGACAAGAAAATCAAAACGGCGCAGCCCGCTGCGGAAGCGCCGGCGGCCAAACCAGTCGATCTGGAGTTCGAAGCGCGACTGCGTGGCGAACGCGCCAAAGTTTCCGCTCCCGTCGCTCCGCCGACTCGCATTCGCCGCAAGCCCGAACCGTTGACGACGGTCGACGAGAAGAAAAGCGTCGCAGTGAAGGTCGTGCACTCCACGATCATCTTCCGTCCGCACCAAGACATCTTCAGTGAGCGACTCTACAAGCTCGCGGTCGAGTGCGGCGTTCGGCTACGCAACATCCGCAAGGGCGATTAGTGACAATCTGAAGGGAGCCTGACTGTGGCCAACTCGATCACGGAAACGCAGATCGCAGAAGTGACCCGCATCCTCGGGTTCCCCAATCTCTCGCCGAACTCAGGCGCTGATATCGGCTATCCGTATTACTCGTCGCAGTTAATGACGTTTCAACCGTATATTATTCTCGTCGTACGGTTGACGCAAGCGTCACCTGCCGACGAAGTGCAGTATTTTGGGGCCGAAAGTCCACTATTCGGGTCGTTTTTCGCTCCCGGAACGGTCGCATTCACGTTTTCGACGCCGACCACGATCGCTGTAGGCGTAAGCGTGCAGATGAATATCGGCGATAACACGGTTTCGTACGAGACGATCGAGGGCGACACGCCGGCAACCGTCGTCGCGGCATTGTACGCGTTGATTAGAGAGAACGATGGCATCCGCGAGTCGTTTATGGTGAATCCGAGCGGTGCGGTGCTGACGATCATCAACACCAAGCATTTAGGCGTCAACGGCAACGGCGTGCAGTGCATAGCGCTGTCGTCGGATCCATCACTATTGGCTGCCGCGGGGACTGGTTCGGCGTCGCAAATGGCGTTCGGCACGACCGCGGGCGGTACGAACCCGCCCGGACCGCGTTTCGTGCCGGTTGGTGGCTCGCCCGTGCAAGATTCTGAGCCGATATACGGCTACGTGCCAATCATCCGAGTGCTCGAGTCGGACCTCATCAACTCGCGCGAAAATCTCGACACGCAGAAGGCGGATTCATGGGTGCCGAGTCCCTATGAGCTGGGCAAACGTTCGGCGTTGCTCAACTCGTGGCGCCGCCGCCTCGCAGATAGCCTTAGCGTTCCTTTGGATCCGGACATTGCTGGTAACGCTCGTCGCATGGGCGGCGGAAGGCGTGTCGTGTAGCCATGGGGCAGACACGACTCGGGTACATTGACGGCAAGGTACAGCGCGGCCGCGGCAAATGCGCGCGCGTGCTCGGGCAGACGTACGATGTGCATCGCCTCACCAATTCGTCAAATGGTTCCATCATTGGGACGGTGCCATTCATCCCAGACTTCCAGATGTATCTCACTCCAGCCAAAAAGACCATCGTCGAAAATCAGAAGTTCGATCTCTTGGTATTCGAAGGCGAATGCGATAACCGCCGCCTTCAACTGGGGGATGTGCTCGTCGAGACTAGCTACGAGAATGACGAGGGTATTTGGGCGTTCGCGCAAGCTCGGCCGCGGCAAGAGTCGCTTTTCGTGCGTTGCGAAACAATCTGTTTTATTTCGAAGCCGAACACTGCAGCAGGCGCCGCATCGCAACAGCCAGATTCAGGCGTCACCGTTGGGAAAGCTTGGGCTGGCACGAGCAGAAGCATCGAGCCCTTCCTCAAGCTCGTCAATGGCCTCTATACGTTCTCTAAAACCGTGGACGCCGGGCCAGCTTCCATCCCGTGCGGCATTCAGCCACTCAATCGCGTGCGAGACGGCACCATACCGAAGCTGCCCACAACGCAGTATCGTACGCATCATCTAATTTACGTGCCGCCGATCAAAGGCGAACAATTGAACGAGCAGTGGCGCATCAATGCGTCAGCATCGGATCGTTACGAGATCATGTCAGTGCACAACACCGACATGACCGGGCTGATCGGTAGTATCTGCATCGCAGAGAAGCTCGCCAACTAAAGGAGAACACCATGCGGGTCGTAATCGCCGACGACAACGGTTTCGCCCGCGGGATTCTTGAGAGCGCCGTAGTCGTCGAGTGCGGCTTCGAACTCGTAGGCACAGCGAAAAACGGAGAACAAGCGATTGAACTCTGTCGAAAACTTCGGCCCGACCTCGCAATTCTCGACAACAATATGCCGCCGATCCTCGGTGAAGAGGCCGGGCGACAGATTCTCGCCGGTGGATATGCCAAAGACGTGATTCTGGCGTCTCTGTCGCAAGATACCGTCTCGAAGTGGAAACGCGAGGGCAAAAAGGCGATCGCAAAGCCTTTTAAGCCTGAACTACTTGCCAAACAAATCAAGGCATTACTGTAGTGAGCCGGATGTATGACGCGTGCGAAACGCTCGGCATTGCTATCAAGGCAGCGATGGACGCTGTTCCGGTTGTCGGAACGCAGTTCGAAGTAGAGCCGAACGAAACCACCGCTATGATCGACAATGGTCAAATCATCTGCGGCGACCCGCTCGTTCCCGAGTTCGTTCAAATCATGGGGCAGCCGGCCGGACAGTGGCAAATCAGTATCTTCCCGATCGGTAAAGCGAAAAGTACCGCACGATTCTCACCGTACGACCTGCCGATCGTTGGCCAATCCGCTTCGCCGACGCTATTTGCGACCGTAGCGGACGGCGTTATCACGTTTTCGGGTACCGTTGGCGCTTCGCCGATGAATATCCACACCGTCGTCAACGGTGAGGGCGACGCGTACTACCAGGCGCAGCCCGGAGACTCTCCCGCAGCAATTGCGGCGGCCGTCGAGGCAGCAGTTAACGCGCTCGACCTGGAGGGCGTCACAGCAACGGTTAGCGGCGACGGTGTATCGATCATCGGGGCTACAAGTTCGCTATTCTGCAACGTCGTTGGTAATATTGGCACCGTCTCGTACGAAGTTGGGCGATTCGAACGCACGCTCGACGTTTCGGTATGGGCTAATTATCCCGAAGTGCGCGGTATCATCAGTGAAGCGATTGAGACGCGCGTCGGGAATACGATGCAGACGTTCATCGAAATGCCGGATGGCACGCTTATGTACGTGTCGCTGGATGGTGAAGGCGTCGATGACGACTCACAGTCCGGCTATTCCGTGTATCGCACGCATTTGTTTTTCACTGTCGAGTATGGCCTGATGCTGACCAGCAAGGTTGCGCAGTTGGGTGTCATCGTCAACGATATAACGATCAATAACAAGCCCGCCGTTCTCTACGTGGGCGGCGTTCCGACCGGAGGATAACCATGCACGTCGTCGTCGTTCACCAAACGTTCGTATACAAAGGGCAGAACTTGCCTCGCGGCACCGTGCTCACCGGTTCCGAAGCCGAATCCCTGAAAGCAAAGCCACAGTTTCGTCGCTTTTTCAGCCCCGTAGCCGAAAAGCATTACGCGCACCTTCCGAAGGACGCGATTATCAAGCCTAACGGCTTGAACCCGATTATCGATGATCTGGCGGAGACTAAGTCCGGTACCAGCACCGCAGCGCCGGCGCCAGCAGTTGCCACTGCACCCGCTGCAGCGCCGCCGGTTACCCCTTCGGCCGCACCTTCGACCGCGACGGCTCCCGTAACCAAGAGCTAACCACTCCAATCGATTCGACGTTCCCAGGCGACGCCGTACGGCGCCGTCTTTTTGCACTTTTCACGTCTTCGGAGGCGACATGAGCCTAGTAACCAACTTCAATCTCGGCAACTTCGCAGTCGACGGCGTTTACAGCCAAGGGAGCGTTTCTAACCCGACGCCCGTCGGACCGTCGACCAGCTTGATTGCAATCGACGGCGGCGCGAACTACGGCGAAGTCGACACGCCCACGCCCTGCTCGGATGAAGGCTCCATCGGATGGGCATTCGGCACCGACACAACGTCGGAGAATGCGCTCGTCCGTGCGGCGCTCTCGACACAGCCCGAGGCGAACAACCTGCTATTGAGTCGCGTTACCGACGGTACTGATTCGTCGGCTGTTATCGATGTCGGAGCATCTGGCCCGTATGCAACAGGCAACGTCACGGTTACGGCGGGGATCGCGACTGGCATGACTTGCACTTTGACGCTCACGAACGGTTCGACAGTCGTACACCCGGCCGTGCAAACAGTCGCAGTGGGCGACACGATAGGGACCTTCGCCCAAAAGCTCATCGCAGCCATCAACGCATCCGCGGCAGTCGTCGGGCCGTTAGCATTCCTACAGCAGGCAACGCTTGGCGTAGTTGCGACCACTGCGATCGTCAATGTTACTGCGCTCAACTGGGGCACGGTCGGCAACTCGATCCATCTCGCGGTGGTCAGCGAGATCGGCGGAGTAACCGGGAATCAAGTTACGTGTAGCAACACACTGTCTGGCGGAAGTGCCTCTCTGGGCGACAACTTCCTCGTGCTAACGAACAAGCTCACGGGCTCATTGCCGACGACCGTCGGCGCCGCGTGCATCGTCACGGTGCAGTCTGGCTCGATCGACAGCTATCCGGTACTGTTGGTCGCAATCTCGTTCCCGGGCTACGGCACCGAGTTCTTCCCGAATATCGTCGCCTTCGGATCGGGAAGCCCCGGCTTCGCGATGGCAACGGCGCAAGCTAATGCGATGGCTGCGATCAACGGCGCGCTTTCAACGATCGCTGGTTCGCAGTGGTGGACCGCCTCGGCCGGTGACGCCACGAATCCGCCGATCATCGGCACGCCCCAAGTTTCGACCGGTGGGACCGACGGTACGGCGGGCATTACGCCGCAGATACTCCTCGGTAATGACGTCGAGATTGGTGCTACCGGCATCTACGCGTTCCGCGGAAAAGTCCTCGCCGGCCAAACCATTATGGCGGGCAACACAGATCCGAGCATCGTGCAGTCCTTCATCGCGTTCGGCCAAGAAGAATGCTCGTTCGTCTGGTACGCCGGAGCAATGGGCACCACGACGGATGAACTCGCCGCCACGCGTCAATCGTTCGGCTTAGCGCAGCCGAACTTGCTGCTCGGCATCGACTACGACTACGTGTACGATGCGAACTCTGGCCTGAACGTCTACGTCGATCCGTGTCCGAAGCTGGCCGCGGTCCTCGCTTCACAACCGACGTATCAGTCGCCGGGCAATCAACCGCCCAACGGCGTTGTCGGGGTCAACGGCACCGAGCAGATCGTGAACGGCATTAGCTACGTCAACAGCACGCAGAAACAGAAACGCCAGCAGAACGGCATCCTGTATCTCGGTTACATGCCGCGCGCGCTCAATGGCCCGCAGTTGGGCCTGCCGCATGGTATGACGTCGGATGGCGTTACGCGCATCTCCGACGTGCGAATGCTGTTCTTCATCATCGGGCTGTTGCAGCAAGTCGAAGAGCAGTACGTCGACGGTCCGGTCGATACGAACCTTGCGAATCTGGGTCAGCCTACGTTCGGAAATATCCAAGGCGCCATAACGGCAGTCCTTACACAGATGCGCGACGGCAAGCCGAAGCAAATCTCGGGCTTCTCATTATCGCTCGACGGACGGAATACGCCAACGACCATCGGGCAGGGTTACTTGTTCCTGTCATGCGTCGTTACAACGCTGTCGAGCGCGCAGTTTATCGTAAACTTCGTGACCGTCGGCGCGAACCTCGTAGTTCAGGTCTCGACTCCGGGCGGCTCGTAAGCGTCGCTCCCTCTTCCGTAGTCCACAGGGCCGCTAAGTGTGGCCCTGTTTTTATTTCATAATCCCAAGGAGAACGCTTACCATGACCGCAGGCCAAGGTTTTACCATTGGTACCGACCAGTCGATTGTGATCATTCGCCAAGACACGAATACGCAGGTCGTACTCGACGGCAAGCGCCGTTCGATGGAGTCTGAGGCGAAAGATTCGCTCCTCGAAAGCGAGCCGATCGACGACGGTGGCCTCACCGATGCTCGTCAGATCCCTGAAGGCTGGACCGGCACGATCGAAGTCGAGAAGTCCAATGCCCAGTTCTCAAACTTCATCAAGTTTATGGATGCGGCGTATTATGCGCAAAGCTCCGGACAGATTTACTGCACAATCGTGGAAACGGTTCGCCCGCCACACCCGACGGTGCCGATTGAGGTAAATACCTTCACAGACGTCGTGTTCCACGGTTACAAACCAGGTCAGTTCGTCAAGAAATCCATTGCTCTCGCCAAGGTCCAGTTTAAAGCCGCTCAACGCGTCTAAGGAGCGCGATACATTTGGAAAAAATCGAGATAAAGCTCTCGACCGGAAAGGTCGTTGAGTTGCGCGGGTTGACCGCAAAAGAACAGATGAACGCCGATATGTCAGCCGGCGGCGATCCGTCCAAGCTGATATACTATCGCATTGCGATGGCCGTTGCTAAGATCGACGGGGAGCCGCCCATTAAGGTCGTCGCCGACAAGGGTCCAAGAAGCCTGGAAGTGATTACGAGTTCCAGCCTACACTTAGACCAAATCATCGATCGCTTTAATGGGTCTGAGATTGACGCCCTGCAAAACATTTACAGGCTAAAGTTCGCGCCATTCATGGCTGTGGCGATGAAGGCGGAATATCAGGACCTCACCGCGGAACAGTTGGCTGAAGATCCACTGCTCGCGATTACTGAGCTCGTTCTTCAGCTCGATATCACTGGGCACTACCTCGTCCCGCTCTCATCTGGTCGCGAGGCGGAGTTGCGCGCAATCACCGCTCGCGAGCAAATGTGCTCCGATTCGTGGGCGAATGGTGACGCGACACGCGTCTCGTACTTCCGCGCGGTAATGGCTATCGCGCGGTTAGGTGACGAGGATTTCGAGCCGGCGCAATCGGCCAAGGACCTCGAAACCCGGATCGGTCTGCTGTCTGGCTTAGATGCAGATGAAATCGGCTTCGTCTATAACCAGAAGTACTCGGCGCGCGGAGAAATCCTAAAAAACGAGTCGAGTCCCCCGTCAAGCGACTCATCGCAGACGCAGTAGCAGAGGGCATCTCGTTCGATACCGCCCTCGGCATGACCGAGGTCGAGTTATGGGACTGGATCATCTACTTGCGTGAGGCGAGGGGACTCGAATACGACGAAGCAACCGGCGAGTTTCACGAGCGCGAGAAGGAGTGAGCTGTGGCGCACACCCGCTTTTTCGAAGGGTTGGACGCGTTCGCCAAGTTCATCGAAGAGCGACCGCTCGTAATCATTCCGACAGGCGCCTTAGTGAAAGCCGGAGCGCGTAAGGTTCTCGAACAGAACGTGCGGGACGGGTACGGCAAGCATTCGCTGGCAGAGCTGGCGCAAGCGACCCAAGATGACCGTGTGTCTAAGGGTTACTCGCCCGATGACCCGCTGTTGCGCGATGGTTCACTACTCCGCGATTCGACTGAAGGCGAAATCGGGCCGGAGTTTGTCGCCGTTCACACCGCAGAACCGATCGCTGGGTATCACGAGTTCGGATATTACAACGTGCGAGCTGGTCACGACGTGCCTGCACGTCCGGTCTACAAAGAAGCACTCGAAAAGACGTTGCCGACGGTCGAAGAGTTGATCGAAGAAGCGCTGGGCGTCCAGCTCGGCTTTGAAACGTCGCTGTCAAGTGACGTCGAGTCACAGACGACGCGATACAGCGCCAGTGAGGAGTAATCGCGCATGCCAATGGGATCGTGGGTGGTCGAGTCGGTCATTCGATTCACTTCGAACGGCGTTTCTACGATGGAGCGCATCTCAGCGGCTACAAATACTGCGCGCATTCGCGAGGGCGAGCTTCGCGGCGAAATCACAGCCCAAGAGGGGGCCTGGCTGCGTCTTCAAAGTCGTATCCGTGCGACAAACGAACAGCGTATCGCCATGTTCTCGGCTGGTGCCGGATCGGTAGCTCTTGGCGGTGCCGCAATCATGGGCTTTAGCATCGACCAAGCTGCGAACATGGAACGCAGCATGCTGAATCTCCAAATCGCTACGCATTCATCGAAGAAAACCATGGATGCGTTCCGAGAGTCGATCTATCAAACGGCTTTCGCTACGGCACAGAGCGCTCCGGACATCGCCAGCATTTACGGAACGATCGCCTCCACCTCTGGCCTTCCAGCTAAATCACTAACGCCGCAATTCATGTCCATGGTCACGAAGTTCGGCGAAATCATTCAGATGAAGTCCGCCGGGACGGCGCATGAGTACACGGCGCAGGAAGCCGCGATGCAAGCCATCGAGTTGGCGCACCAATATCGCGCGTACACGCCACAGCAAATCGGCCCTTTCCTCGAAATGCTGCACCGCGCGGTCTATTTCATGCCCGGCGGCCTCAGCCAGTTCGTCACGCAATCGAAATACTACGCCCCGTTGATGGCCATGTCGGCCGGCAACGTCGACGCCATGCAGCAGTCGATCGACCTTGGCATCTTGCTGCAGCAAACTGGATTAGGCCGCGGTAAGGGTGGCACCGGTGTCGCGGCGTTCGAGCGAGAGATCCTCCAGGGTCTCAGCATGACCAAGTTTTCGCAAGGTGGGCGCCACAAGGCGTTGATGGACGCTGGGCTCATCGACAAGACCGGCAATACGCCGTTCATGCGAACAAATGCGCAAAACCAGACATATTTCGACATCATCGGCGCGCTCGCCCAAGTCCAGAAGTATGCGGATGCCAAGACTGGCAATCTCACCGGTACAGCGCGATCGCACGCTGAAGAAACGGTTATCCGGACGATCCTGTCCGCTCTTGGTATCAATGGCAGCCTAATCGCCATGGTGGCGGCTGGCGGCGGC